GAATGTGCCAAGATCGACGACGGTCTTGGTCAGTACCTCGGACTGGGTGACGATCGAACCGTTGAGATAAAGGGCAAGGTCGACCTCGGTCGGGAGCGTCGCATTCTTCTTGAACACGAAGTGGGCGCCGAAGAGGTAATAGCCCGCAACCGGCGCCACGAAATTGCTGTTCGCCGCGCTGAACGCGTTCTGGTCGTTGTGGTTGGCGTTGTTGAAGCCGATCTTCGCCCAGGCGCCCGCGGCGTGATAGTCGTCGAAGTTCACATAGGCCGAGAACTTGGCCCCCTGGGTGTGATCGATCTTGCCGCTGCTCTTGTCGATCGTCAGCGCCGTATAGAACGTTGAAGCGTCGGGGGTGACCTTGATGGTGAAATTGTCGTCGCCAAGGAGTCCGAACAACGCCCGGGTGCTGAAGTTGTCCTGGAGCGTGAAGCCTGCGTCCTTGGCCGCGGCGCTCTTGTTGATGGTGACGCGCATGTCACCGGCGGCATCCTTGTTGAACAGGATGCCGTCGGCATTGACCGCGAGCCAGTTGTTGGAGTCAGGCGAGCCGTTGATGCCAATGTGACCGTTGCTCTTGTCGATCACGATCGCGGTCTTGAAAGTCGAGCCGTCCGGCGAAACCTTGAGGGTGAAGTTGTCATCGCCGAGCAACCCAAATAGCGCCCGGGTGCTGAACGCGTCCTGGAAATTGAATGCCGCGTCCTTGCCAGCCGCACTCTTGTTGAGCACGATCCGCATGTCGCCGGTGCCCGGCGTCACGTCGTCGTGGCTGAACAGCGCGGCGTTGGATTTGACCGCAAGCCGGTTGGTGGTGTCGGCCGCGGCCAGGATGCCGAGCTTCGTGAGCGTGCCGTTGCCGGCGGCGGTAATGGTCAGGTAGCCGCCCGCGGCGGCGAGATCGGTCCACCCCGAGCCGGTCCAGACCGTCAGCGCGCCTGTTGCCTCATCGAAGCAGGTCCAGCCCTTCTTCGGCGCAAGCTTCACCCATTGGCCGTTGGTGTAGAGCGCGATATTGAGGTCCCAGGCTGCCCACGCGCCGGTCGCGCCGGAGGCCACCTTGTAGCGGTCGCCTTCGGCCGGCGAGCCGGGCGGCGCCGTGTGGGTCGAATCTTTCACCGACAGCATGACGATCGCGTCGAGGATGACGATCGCCTGGTTGTGGGTGACGTGTTTCTGCGACTGGCTTGCCGCAATCAGCGGCATGCCGAGATGAGGCGTGTCGGTCATTTATGGAACCGTTCTGGTCGCGCCAGTGCCGCGCCCATAGGCGAGGCTCACCTGGTAGACGGAGAACTTCACTTGCGCTTGGTTGCCGCCGAAGTCGGCAACTTGCATGGCGGAGGTGTAGACGAAGCTTGGTGCGTTCACGCGCGTCGTGCGCACGACCGCGCCGGTGCCGATGTGGATGATGTCTACGTCGTAGAGCTCGACCTCCTCGCCAAGCGGCACGTCCGGCGCTTCCCAGTTATCGCCGTCGATGCGGGTGCGGCGTATCCAGCTGATCGTCCAGTCGGACGTACCGGGGTCGCGCAGGCCTGCTAGCTGCACCGGGCTGTAGGGCCGCAAGCCCACGCCGTCGAACGTGAACGACGCCACCTGGTAGGTCGGATCGTCGATGGTCTTGGTCGATGGGCCCCACTTCCAATTCCAGGGGTTATGCCGCTCGGTGACCGCGATCGACGACTGCATGACGGTGCTATCGAGCACGACGAACGGCGCGCCGGCTCCAACCGGATCGCGCATGGCGTATTCGCTGCCGAGCTGGCCGCGCAGCAGCCGCGTGAGCTTGTATTGATCGGCGGCGATCAAATCGGCGGTCGCGAATTGCAGGATTTCCCATTGGCCGTCGGCGTTGCGGACCGCGCAGGTATTGCCGCCTGCGAGGACGAACAGGTCATCGAGCGAGAAGAGGCCTTGAGTCGAGGGAATCTGGACAAAGAGGCTGTTCACCATGTCCCAGTTCCACAGCGGCCCGGAATAGAAGTCGAACAGCGTCCTGCCGATGGTTGATCGATTGATGACAAGCTGATCGAGCAGGTAGCCGCTGGTCGCGGGCGAGCGGAACACGTTCACGCGCGCCCATGGCTCGGCATAGGCGGCAAGCCGCGGCACGCCCGGCACCTCGGTCGGCGTGAGGATCGGCAGATCCATGATCTCCAGCAGCGCCGGCCCGGGCTCCGTCACCGGCTTCGGTTGCCGGGTCGGCGGCGGGCCGTCCGAGGTGCCGTAGGTCGCCTCGTCGGTGCGGACGAGCTTTGCCGGCCGGCTGTATTCGAAGCCGACCGAGTCGGCGCGCATCTCGAAAATGCGCCCATTGAGCTCGAGATAGACCACGTCGGTCGGCTCGATCGCAAAGGCTGATGGCGGCAGCGTCAGCTCGGCGCGCTCGCGCATCACCCAGGCATCGACCAGCAGCGCATCGACGATGCCTTGCGCCTCGGCGAAGTCGAACACGATCGCGGGTTGGAGCTCGATGGTCTTTTCGCTCGATCCACGCAGCCGCCGCGCATACACGTCGGCCGCCTGGAAATCGTTGTCGGGATCGAGGAATTGCAGGTGCACGGTGCGTGGCAGTTCCGTTTCCTGCGCGCGCGTGAGGCTGTAGAGTCCCTTGCTGTCGGCACCAGTGTCGACGAGATGGTCGAGCACAAACGTCTCGACCGCCGAGCCGCCGCGCTGCACAAACTTGATCAGGCCACTCGATTCGCAGGCATCGAAAAAATAGAGCTGCATCAGCGGGCCGAGCGCCGAGCGCGGGCTCATGACCTTGTCGATGAGGTAGCCGCGGACAATGCCGTTGATGCCGGATACGTCGATCGAAACGCCAAGGCCGGCGCAGATCTCCGCTACCACGTCGGCAAGCGTCACCAGGCCAAGACGGCCGGTGAGCCAATGGCCGCGCCGCCAGTTCGGCCCGTCGCGCCAGACGAGCGAGCTGTTGGGGTACTGTGGATAGGGCCGCGCGTCCCAGGTCCACGCCCACAGCGAGGCCCGATCGATCATCGGCGCGCCGTAGACCGCGGACGTGGGATTGTGGCCGTTCGCCGGCTCCCAATAGGTCAGGTGCGCTTCGAGGAAGGCGCGCTGGATCAGGTCGTCGCGCCGGCCGGTCGAGAAGTAGGGGTAGAAGCTCTCCGACGATTTTGGGTCATAGAAGACATTGGGCTGATTGCTGCCCTTGTCGATTGCCGGACAGCCGAACTCGGTGAACCAGATCGGCTTTGACTGCGGCACCCAGGCGGTCGGCGAACCGCTCTCGACCCCGCCTGGACGATCATAGTGCTGGTTCGCCCACCAGCTCTGAAAATCCTTGTAGCGGAACACCCACGGCTTGCCGTAGGCGCCATCGGTGACGGGCGTGCGGGTTTGCGTCTTGCGGTCATTGCTTGAGGCATAGAACCAGTCGAAGAGCTCGCCGCCCTCGATGTTACCTTGCAGGTAACCCTGGTCGTAGATCGACGGCGCGCCGGCTTCGGCGTCGAGATGCAGCCGCCCCGAGCGCCAGTCGGACAGCGGCATGTAGTTATCGATCCCGACGAAGTCGATATTCGCGCTCGCCCACAGCGGATCGAGATGGAAGTAAACGTCATTCGTTCCATCGCTTGGCCGGAAATTCGCGTACTCGCTCCAATCCGCCGCGTAACCGACCTTGCAGCCCGAGCCGACGATTGCCTTTACGTCGGCCGCGAGCGCCACCATCTTGGCGACCGCCGGGAAGCTTGACGCGCTCGACCGCACGGCGTTCAGCGCGACCATCTCCGAGCCGATCAGGAAAGCGTCGACCCCGCCCGCTGCGACCGCGAGCTCGGCGTAGTGCAGGATGAAGCGCCGATACGACCATTCGGCTGGGCCGCCGTATGGGATGGTGTCGCCGTTCCAGGCGCCGAAATCCGATGGCGCCGCGCTGCCGAAGAAGGCATCGACCTGGCTTGCTGCCGCCGCGGTCTTGTCGACCGTGCCGGCGTAGCCCGGCGCCGGCGAGCAGGTGATCCGGCCGCGCCAGGGAAACGACGGCTGCCCGTTGGTTGCGGCATTATCACTGTACGGGTTCGGCAGGCTGTTGCCGGCTGGAACGTCCATCATGACGAACGGATAGAGCACGACGCGGAAGCCGCGCGCCTTCAGCTCCGTAATGGCCTGCACGATCGAGCGGTCGGCCGGCGCGCCACCAAGCAACGGCCCGAAGCTGTCGGACGAGACTACATCGGCGCTCCCTCGCCCGATCCCGGAGACCTGCCAGCTCCACGGCGTGTTCGATTTGGCGGCGAACTCGATCTTCGGCTTGATCTCGCAATTGCCGCAGCGAAGATCGGTGCCGTGCCAGGCGACGACAAGCGAGACGGTGTCGATGTTCGGGGCGCTCGCCTGCAGCTGATCGAGCGAGACCAGGAAATCCGCTTTGCCGATGCTGCCGTGCCGGTTCTCCGCAATGGTGTGGCCGAATCCATCGTCGCGGTAGACCGTGTCGGTCGCGTAAGCGAACTCGCCAAGGCTCGGAATCAGGGTAACGCCGGTGAGGATGTCCTCGAGGCGAAGGCCGTTGGCGGCAGGCCGGCGGATCACCTCGACGGTGATCTGCGGGATGCGGTTGCCGAACTTCTCGACCGGCATCTCCTCGAACACGAGGTAGGCAAGCCCGCGGAAGCCCGGCACGTTGCCTGAGCCTTCGACCGCCTCGATCTTCGGATCGGCACCCTGGCTCTCATCGCCCTTGTAGAGCCGCCAGGTGAACTGCGACATGTCGAGCGGCTTGCCGTCCGCCCAGACGCCGCCGATGTCGACGATCGGGCCCTCGCACAGTCCGAGCGCGAACGAGACGTAATAAGTGTAGGTCGTGGTGGTCGTGGTGATGGTCTGCCCACCACCGCCGCCGCCCTTGCCGCCGCCGCCCTGCGTCTGCGTCGTGGTGGTCACGACCTCGCGGAAGTTGGTCGCCCAGATCATTTGCGGGCTCACCCGCATGCGGCCGTAGACGCGAAGGACGGCCGCCCCCTCGCTTGACGAGGTGACAAACAGGCTGGTGAGGCGCGGTCCTTCCTCCTGGTTCTGAATCGGTCCCGGCGCAAAGAGCTTCTGGTCGATGAAGCCGCCGGCAAACGCGCCGACCAGCGCGCCGATCGGTCCGCCGACCGCGTAACCGGCGATCGACAGCACAAGCTGAGCCATCGGTCAGTCCGTCACGCCCGGAAACGCAAACGCATAGGCGATGCGGCGACGCCATGCGGCTGGCAATGCGTTCTCGGCCACGGCGTGCCGATCGTAGGCGTGAATGATCGTGTCGGGTCCCGACACGATCGCCGCATGCTTGGCGGGCCCGCGGTCCCGGACACGGATCAGGATCACGTCGCCGTCCCGGAGCGGCTCATCGTCACGGAACGGTGCCGCATCGATTTCCACGAGGTGACGGCGCGCGGCATCGCGCAGCGTTTCCTGGCCGGTCTCCTCCGCCCAGTTGGGCGAGTAGGGCGTGATCGGCTGCTTCTCAGGGCCGCAGAAGACGCGGTAGATGCCGCGAATAAGCCCGAGGCAGTCGGCGCCGGCGCCCTTGAGCGAAGCCTGGTGGCGATAGGGCGTGCCGATCCAGGAGCGGGTTTCGGCCACGATCTCGCCGCGACTAACCTTGGCCGCCGACTTTTGATCCGCCATCGTTGGCGTCTCCGGTGTTGGCATAGCTCGTCACCGCATCGTTGCCGGGGATGTAGGGGAAGCCGCGGAAGTTCGGCACGTTGGCGAAGCGGTCGCGGCAGGTGGCCAGGCTTTTGTCGCAGCCCGCCGTCACGTTGAACGTGTCGCCGACCACGATGTCGAACGGCATAGTTTCCCAGAGCTCGAACGAGACCTCGGCGCCGTTGTTGACGTGGAATTTGATTTCCATGATGGCGCCGGCATTGGCGCCGGTGAGCCACGTCACCTTGCCGCCGGTGAACCAGCCATCCTGGTAGCCGGCAAGCCCGCTGGCCGAGAA